TCAGCGCGTACGATCGAGATCGTCCGACATCAAGAGAGCGGTAGCCTTTTTTAGTATCGCTTTCTCCCGTTCCAGCCGGTTGATGCGGCTCTCGAGTTCCTGGATGCGCTGCTGCTCGGGGGTCAATGCTTTTGACTTGGGCGTGACGCCACCGCGCTCCGCGCGTAGCTGATCGATCCAGCGTCTCAGAGGCGTTTCGCCGACATCGACGGCGCGAGCGGCTTGAGCCACGGAGTAGCCTTGATCAAGTACGAGCCCGGCGGCTTCCCGCTTGAACTCGGTGGAGAATGAACGACGTTGTCTGGCCATGGATCACCTCTGCTTTGGTGGCGACGATACCACCTAAATGGGTGTCCGGTTTCAGTGAACCACTACACTCCGACTCTGCCGCGCGCTGGTGCGAGGTGTGCGGGGGAAGTGTTCATCATCTTTCCGGCGCGCCGGGCGCTGTTCCTCCACCTCGGTTTTCCGCTCGTGATCGCGCTCTGCCATCCGCGTGGCACGCCGCTGTCGCTGGCCTGGGTTGTCGCCGGGCGGTGGACGTTCGCGCTGGATTGAGGCCGGCGGGCGGGCGTCGCACTCTCGGGGGATCGTGAGGTGCCGGGGTGCCCGCGCCGCTCATCGGCACGGGCCCCGGGCGAGTCGAGTGCCAAGCCGGGAGTATGCATGCCGCGAACCGTGTCGAGTCTTCAGGGCGATACCGTCGATCGCCTGTGTCAGCGCCATTACGGGCGTACCGATCTGGTGGTGCAGGTGCTGACGCACAATCCCGGGCTGTGCGCGCTGGGCCCGCGGCTGCCGAGCGCCACGCCGGTGGTGTTGCCGGATGTCGCCTCGCCGTCACCCACGCCGCGGGTGATCGAGCTGTGGCGCTGAGCCCGGCTCGATCAGCGCTTCTTTCATCCCGTCGCGGGCCGGTGTGAGCGTCATACCGGCCCGCGTCGACGCAGGAATCGGCATGGCCCATCAGTCGAATATCACCACCGAGGCAATCAAGACCACGCCGCCAGCGCTCGTCTCGCTGCTGCATGCCGGCGGCATGACGCCGTCGGATTGGGTCACGGTGCTGACCCTGGCCTATCTGGCGCTGCAGATCGGGCTGATCGTGCCCAAGTATCTCGGCAATCTGCGCGAGTGGTGGGCGCGCATCCGGCGGAGGCGTTCATGAACCACTGGAAACGCTGGCTCGGCGGCGCCGGTATCGGCGGCGCCTGCGGCCTGGCGCTGTCGCTCTCGATCAATGTGGTCAAGCACTACGAGGGCACCGAGCTGCAGGCGTATCCCGACCCTGTCGGCATTCCGACGATCTGCACCGGGCATACCGGGCCGACGGTCGCGCTGAACCAGACCCGAACCACCCAGGAGTGCGAGGCGCTGCTGGCCGGCGACCTGGGCGCGGCGTTCGCGGCCATCGACCGCCACGTCGCCCCCGAGATCAACGCCACGCTGCCGCCGACCCGCCGGGCGGCGCTGGCCTCGTTCATCTTCAACGTCGGCGAGGGCGCGTTTCGCGACTCGACCCTGCTGGCCAGGCTGAACGCAGGCGACACGCGCGCCGCCTGCGAGCAGCTGTCGCGCTGGGTCTATGCCGGTGGCCGCAAGCTGCCGGGGCTGGTCGAGCGCCGCGCGGCGGAGCGCGAGCTGTGTCTGGCGGGGTTGGAGTGACGGCGCGCACGCTCGTCATGCTCGCCGTGCTGGCGATCGCCGCCGGCGGGGGCTGGCTCAGCCGCGGCTGGTTCGAGGATGCCCAGCGCCTCACCGCCCTCGAGGCCGCCCAGGCGGCGACCGATCGGGCGCTGGCGCGGGAGTCCGTCATCGCCGGGGTGGTCGAGGCGCGACTCGCGACCCTCGACACCCATCAACGGGTCATCGACCGCGGAGTGATTCGTGAGATCCAGAAGCCGATTTACCGCCGCGTCTGCCTTGAGCCTGACGCTGTGCGCCTGCTCAACGCTGCCGCCGCCGGCCGCGCCCCCGATCCAGCAGACGCTGCTGACCCGCTGCCCGGAGACGTTGCCGGCGTTGAGTGACGGCACCGGCGCCAGCGTGGTGCTGACGCTGCGCGACTGGGCGGCGCAGTACCACGCCTGCGCGATTCGACATAACGGACTGGTGACCACCCTGGAGGAGACCCGACATGCAACTGTTGAACGCCCTGATTGACCACCTGCGGCGCACCGTGCCGGCGCTGCAGGCGATGCCGAACCGGCTCTCGGCGCAGGTGGACGAGGGGCGCATCCGGTTCGCCCCGGGGGCCTCGCTCTCCCACGGCTATGCGGTGACCGCCGCACTGACGCTGCACGCCTATGACGACACCCTGGACGCGGTGATGCTGCCGCTGCTGGCGTGGCTGGCGCGCTATCAGCCCGAGTTGGGGCCGGAACCGGGCCTACGCTTCGCCTGGGCCTTCGCCGGCGAGACGCCCGCCGACCTGCGCCTGTGGGTGCCGCTCGAGTCGCGCGTGGTGGCACGCCACGACTGCGCCAGCGGCGAGATCTCCCTCGACCATCGCCAGCCCGCCTTCGCGCATGAGACCTGCCCCGCCGAGCACTGGCAGCTGCTGCTGCGCGACGACAGCGCGGGTGACGAGGGGTATCGGTTGGTGGCCGAGTGGGATGGCCCGCTGGCCTAACGCCCGGCTTCGGGGGCGATAAAAAGCCTGACGCCCGGCTTCGGGGGCGATACCGGCCCCGGGGGCGATAAAAAGCGCCCACGTCCAACCCCCGCCGACAACGCCCGCGGCTCGCCAGCCTGCCCCGCGCCGCGGACCATGAGCGCATGCCATCTCCCGCCACCGGTGCGCCATGAACTCCGTCGAACTTGCCCGTCTGCTCCACAATCTGATCCGTGTCGGCCGTGTCGCCGCGATCGACCACGCCGCGGTGCGCGTGCGCGTCCAGAGCGGTGCGCTGCTCACCGACTGGCTGCCGTGGCTGACCGCCCGCGCCGGCCACACTCGCAGCTGGAATCCGCCGACCCTGGGCGAGCAGGTGCTGCTGCTCGCCCCCGGCGGTGAGCTGCGCGGCGCCCTGGTGCTGCCGGCGCTGAACTCGGATGCCGTGCCGGCGCCGAGCCATGACGCCAACCTGACCCAGCTCGAACTGCCCGACGGCGCGGTGATCGCCTACGACCACGCCGCCAGCCACCTGAGCGCCAGCCTGCCCGGCTCCGCCAGTCTCGACGCCCAGGGCGCGGTGAGTGTCACCACCGCCGCGACGCTCACCGCCACCGCCGCCGGCGGCGCCACGCTCAACGCCGACACCGTGATCAACGGCAATCTGACCTTGAACGGCAACTTCAGCCAGCCCAGCGGCCAGACCGCGACGATGGCCGGCGACGTCCGCTTCACCGGCGCGGTGACCAGCAATGGCCGCGACATCAGCGCCAGCCACACCCACGGCGGCGTGCAGCGCGGCGGCGCCCAGACGGATGGGGTGAACTGATGGCCGGCATGGATCGCACCAGCGGCGCGGCGCTGGCGGGCATCGCGCATATTCGCCAGTCCGTCACCGACATTCTCACCACGCCGATCGGCTCGCGGGTGATGCGCCGCGACTACGGCTCGCTGCTGCCGGAGCTGATCGACCAGCCGCTGGATGGCGCCACCGCCCTGCGCGCCTACTCGGCCACGGTGGTGGCACTGATGCGCTGGGAGCCGCGGATTCGCGTCAAGCAGATCACGCGCCACGTCTCTACCACGCGCCCCGGGCGGCTGACGCTCAGCGTGCACGCCGAACGGGTCGACGACGGCGCCGACCTCACCTTCGACATCCCCCTGGGACAGGAGACCTAAACCATGGCCGGAGGCTTCACCGCCGTCGATCTCTCGCGGCTGCCCGCGCCGGATATCGTCGAGCCGCTCGACTTCGAGACGATCTTCGCCGCCCTGCTCGCCGACCTGCGCGCGCGGGCCCCGGCATTCGATGTCAGCGTCGAGTCCGACCCCGCCTACAAGATCCTGCAGGCCGCCGCCTACCGCGAGCTGCTGCTGCGTCAGCGGATCAACGAAGCCGCCCAGGGGGTGATGCTCGCCTACGCCCGCGGCGCCGATCTCGACCACCTCGGCGCGCTTTTCGGCGTCGCCCGCCAGACCCTGGATGCCGGCGACCCCACCGCGGTGCCGCCGGTGCCGGCCACCTACGAGACGGACGCCGACTTTCGCCGGCGCATCCAGCTCTCGCTGGAGGGCTTCTCCACCGCCGGCCCCGAGGGCGCCTACGTCTTCCATGCGCTCTCCGCCGACGGCCAGGTGCTGGATGCCAGCGCCACCAGCCCGGCGCCGGGCGAGGTGGTGGTCACCGTGCTCGCCCGCGACGGCGACGGCAGCGCCCCGGCCGAGCTGCTCGCGCGCGTCGACGCCACGCTGTCTGCCGAGGATGTACGCCCGCTCACCGACCATGTCAGCGTGCGCAGCGCCGAGATCGTCGACTACCGGATCGCCGCCACCCTCTACTTCTACGCCGGCCCCGACCGCGAAGTGGTGATGCGCGAAGCGCGCGCCGCCGCCGCCGTCTATGCCGAGCAGCAGCACCGCCTGGGCCTCGATGTCACCCTCTCCGGGCTCTACGCCGCGCTGCACCAGCCCGGCGTGCAGCGGGTCGAGCTCACCGAGCCCGCGGCGAGCCTGGTGATCGACCGCACCCAGGCGACCCACTGCAGCGAGATCGCGCTGCGCGACGGAGGTCTCGATGAGTGAGCCGCGCCCCCGCGCCAGCCTGCTGCCGCCCAATGCCAGCCCCCTGGAGCACGCCCTGGAGACCACCGCCGCCGGCGCCAGCGAGCTGCCGGTGCCGCTGCGCGCGCTGTGGAACCCGGACACCTGCCCCGCCGAGCTGCTGCCGTGGCTCGCCTGGGCGCTCTCGCTGGATGCCTGGCAGCCCTACTGGCCGGAACGCATCAAGCGCCAGCGCCTGCGCAACGCGATCGAGATCCAGCGTCGCAAGGGCACCGCCAAGAGCGTGCGCGACGTGGTCCGCTCGTTCGGCTCCAGTCTGGCGCTGCGCGAGTGGTGGCAGAAAGCCGAGCCGGGCGCGCCGCACACCTTCGACGTGGTGCTGACCCTGGGCGCGGAGGTGCCCAACAGCGCCGCCTTCCAGCAGGACATCGTCGACGAGATCACCCGCACCAAGCCGGTCCGCGCGCACTTCACCTTCACCGCCGGGCTCAGCGCCACGGGCGGTGTCGGCGTCGCCGGCGGCGCCCGAGCCTATGTCTACCGCCGCCTGGCGGCCACCGCCCACTAGAGGACCCCCGATGGCCATCGTCTTCACCATCACCGATGCCGGCCGTGCCGCGCTGATCGACGCCGACCACGACGGCACCACGGCCCTGACCCTCAGCGAGATCGGCTTCGGCCGCGGCCGCTATACCCCCAGCGCCGACCAGACCGCCCTGCGCGAACCGATCAAGCGCCTGGCCAGCATGGCCGGCCAGGCGGTCGCCGCCGACACCCTGCACGTCAGCGTGCAGGACGAGAGCAGCGACACCTACGCCGTCGGCGAGATCGGCCTGTTCACCGATACCGGCGTGCTCTTCGCGGTCTATTCGCAAAGCGAGTGGATCATCGAGAAGGCCGCGCCCTCGACCCTGCTGCTGGCCACCGACCTGGTGGTCGAGGCCCTCGACGTCTCCTCGATCACCTTCGGCGACGCCGCCTTTCTCAACCCGCCGGCCACCACCGAGGTCGCCGGGGTGCTCGAGCTCGCCACCCAGGCCGAGGTCGACGCCGGCAGCGACGCCCGCCGCGGGGTCGTTCCGCGCACGCTGAAAGCCTTTATCGACAAGGTGCTTGCCGCCTACGCCACGCTGAAGCAGCTCAACGACCACGCCGCCAGCCGCAACCACCCGGCGGCTACGACCAACGCCCAGGGCATGGTCGAGCTCGCCACCTACGCCGAGACCAAAGAGGGCAGCGACAACGCCCGCGCGGTGACGCCGGCGGCCAACAAGTCGGCGCTGGACGCCCACCGCAGCGAAGGCGGTGCCCACGCCGCGACGCGGATTGCTGTCGAGAACCTGGCCAAGCTCGGCAACCCGACCACGGTGCAGAACGCCCTGGGCGCGCTGGGTACCGCGGCCCGGCGTGACGAAGGCCCCGGCAAGGGGCTGGATGCGGATACGGTGGATGGCATTCATGGCAGCCAGCTACTGCGTAATACCAGCGATGTCATGGACGGCACACTGACGGTGAATACCGGCATTCTGCTTGGAGCACCGGTTTCCGGGCAGACGCAGATCCGAATGATCTCCGACAGCAGTCGGGCCTGGTTTCAATTCTACAATCGCGATGATGGCAGCGAAGCCAGAACGCTGGTTTTTAGCGGCTATGGTGGCGCCAGCCTGGCTGATGACGGGCTGCAGGTAAAACATGGCGATAGGTATCAGAAAATCTGGCACCAGGGCAATGACGGCGCGGGTTCCGGGCTGGATGCGGACAAGCTGGACGGTCTGCATAGCAAGGATTTCGCCACCATCGCCGGTACCAACGACCTGCGTGGCGTCCAGCTATTCCGCAGCATCACCAAGTGGGCGGTCGACCCCAGCAGCGCTGCCGTACAGCGTGCCGATGCTCGCGGCGATGGCACCCAGGCGCGTCTGCACTGGTACGGCGAGGATCAGGACGGCAAGACCGCGAATTTCCGCCATGCCTGGTATGACGGCAGCAAGTACATCAATGTCACTGCTGAATCGGGACATTTGGAGTTCGAAGGCATCCGCCCCTGGATCACGCTTCAATCTCCCAACTCCGGTGACAATGCTTTGAGTCAGGGGGCAGGCATTTCCGTTGGTGAGGGCGGCCGTTCAGCAGGAAGTGGGGCCGCCATTCATGTGACTTATGTCGGCGATGGCACTGGCCATATCGGCATGGGCGCCGTGGGGGATGACGGCATCCCAGCCAACGCCGCGATGCGCCTTCACTATCGCTCCAAGGATGTCACCTTCAACGGCAAGATCAGCGGCAACGGTGCAGGCCTGTCCGGCGTCGACGCCGACCGGCTACAAGGGCTGCAAGCCAGCCAATTCCTGCGCTCGGATACCGGCAATAGCAAAGTCCCGCTGGGCTCGACGAGCTCGACCAACTGGGACGGCCTGGTCTACGACGACGGTGCCAACACGCTGGCTTTCTTTGCCGATCAAGACATCTCTGCCGATACCCCGCGCGTGCTGCTCGGCCCCGGCTGGGTGGAAGCCGGCGGCGACCGTCTGCTGAAAGAGAAGGATTACGATAAGGCCGGGATTCGCGGTAGCGGCGGCGCCCGGGTATCCGTCTCCAGCGGCGGCAACCTCGATATGCACGATGGCAACGGCTACATCTTCCGAGTCAATGCCAAGGGGCGTCTGGATCGCGCGGATGGGGGCATCGATGCCTCGCTGCTGGATGGTGAGGCTACAATTAACATAACCGGCAGATCTTCAACAGCCATTAATGCCTACAACTTCGCAAATCAATCACCCGAATACTATTTATTTTGCGGAAACTTTACCGGAACCCTACCAATGTCTAGGCTAGGCACTGGAAATGAAGCAAGAGACTGGGTATTGGGACGCAGTGCGGCGGCGGCTGTTGGTGCCGTCGGAACATACGGGCTTTTTATCCAACTAACCGGATCATCAGTTTTTCCTGGAGACATTGTCGGTGGTTCTAAGTTGAGATATGCAGGTTCAAATAGCGGAATACGGACTGATTCCCCGTCAGGGTCATGGCGATGCATGGGATCGATAGGCAATAAAGAGGGATATTCCACTTTCCTGAGGTTATCGTAATGAGATTTGATTGGCGCAACCCCACTCGCCATGCCGACGGCACCCTCGACTGCGAGATCGAGCACCCCGAGCTGGGCTGGATCCCGTTCACCGCCTCGCCGGACGATCTCGAGCCGCTGGGCCGCGAGATCCACGCCGCGATCCTCGCCAGCGGAGAGGAGATTCCCGACCGGATCGAACCCATCGCCGAACTCGCCAACCGCCAGCGCGCGGCGATCGAGACAGCCCTGGCCACCGCCCTGCGCGCCGGCATGTCCTACACCCTGCCGGACGGTAGCGAGGATGTGATCCAGACCCGCCCGGAGGAGGACGAAGCCAATCTGCTCGGGCTGGCGATCGAGGCCCGCGACCGCCGCACCGCCGGCGACACCGAGGCCAACATGGCGCTGCGGGCGCAGTCGAACACGGTCTATACACTCACGCCCGAGCAGATGATCGCGCTCACCGATGCCGCCAAGGCGTTCAAGCAGGGGTTGCTGGCGCACTCCTGGCAGTTGAAGGACGCCATCGCCGCCGCCGAGGCCGCCGGCGACCGCGAGGCGATCGAGGCGGTGGTGTGGGAGGCCGCGACCTAGCCCGACGTCACTTCGCCTCGAAAACCACCGGATACCGCGTCTGCCCGCTCTCGCAGTTCGGCTGGGCGCGGTACTCGGTCAACTGGAAGTCGCTGCCCTGCCACACCCAGGTGCGCTCGCCGCCGCAGCCACCGGCGCCGCGATCCTTGTAGCGGTCGCGCAGGATGCCGTGCTGCGCATCGAACTCGGGGTCGAACAGCGTCCGCGTACCGGTCCAGCTCCCGTCCCGCCACAGCGCGAACAGCAGCGCGCGGGGCGTCCCACCGTCCGGGGCGAACACCGCCTCGTAGCCCGTCTGGTAGGCGCCGATGCTACAGGGCACCAACCACACCTCCCCCGGTAGCCATCCCTTCACGCTGGCGTGGCGAGGCGCGAGGCCGGTGGTTGCGTCGCTGATCACGCAGGCATCGCTCACCTCGGCCTTCACCGCCGCCGGCATCTCGCTGTTCGCCAGGGCTGCCATTGGCAGCGCGCCGAGCGCCAGTACCCCGGCCATCATCATGCTGCGCCACATATCGCACCTCTGCTGGATTGGATCATCAGGCAGGCGGGGAGAGCCCGCGCCCAGCTGGTATAGACGAGTCTCGATCGGAGCGCCATGGATAGCCTGGATGGCCGCGTGGGGAATGGGCGAATGGGGCATCGATTGCCAAGTGGTGCGTGCCGCGAACACCGAAGCCGCCGGCGACCGCGAGGCGATCGAGGCGGTGGGGTGGGAGGCCGCGGCCAGCGCGGCCTAGCCCTGTCTTTTCCCGTCCCGCCTGATTAAGATGGGGCATCTGCCACACCCGACTCAGTCCCCACCCGCCCTGCGGGCGGGGCTTTTCGTGGCAGAGGGGAGGACGTATGGCATCACTCACAGGTATTGGGCTCTACAGCCCCAAGCAAGCGGCGGCGCTGACGGGCATCGATTCCCGCACGCTCCGGCGCTGGTTGCTGTGTGATGACCACACCCACGCGCCACTCTGGCATCCCGAGCCGGAAGCCGAGGGAGCCACGGACGCCTTGAGCTTTCGAGATCTGCTCGAAGCCAAGGCGGTGTGGGCGCTCAAGCAGCAAGGCGTGTCGCTGCCCACGATCCGCCGTGCGCTGGAGAACCTGAAGAGCCACTATCGGGTCGACTACCCCTTGACCAACCCACGTCTGGCAACCGACGGCAAGGATGTCTTCATCCAGACCCTGGATGCCAGCGGTGAGGAGTGGCTATCCGACCTCGCCAAGCGTCAGAAAGTCATCGCCGAGTTCGTGAATCCGTCTCTCCTGGCCAGCATCTCCTTCGATGACAGCCAGACCCCGGTCGCGTGGCGGCCGGATCCAGCGGATCCGCAGATCCAGATCGACCCGAAGCGCGGATTCGGCAAGCCATACGTGCTACCCAGCTACCTACCCACCCGTACGCTGGCCAAGGCCTACGCCGCCGAGGGAGATGACGCCGAGGCCGTCGCTCGGTACTTCGAGATCACCGAGGATGAAGTCACTCGCGCCGCGAACTTTGAAAAAAGGATGGCTGCGGGTGCACATCTTCATTGACGAAAACCTCAGCCGACACCTCGCCATCGCTCTGCATCATCTGCAGAGTCTTCTGCCTGAAAACCACACCATCCAACATGTCAGCGACAAGTTCGGCGGGCCCGGCACACTTGACGAGGTATGGCTGCCAACGCTGATCGACGAAGGCAACTGGGTCATTCTCTCCAAGGACAAGTTCGACAAGAACGATCCGGAAATACAGGCCTTTCGAAATGCCGGGCTGACGGTGTTTCATCTCGATAAGCAGTGGTCGAAACACCGCGGTTGGGAAGAGGCCATGCGTCTGCTCAAGTGGTGGCCCGATATTTCACGGTTAGCCACGACAACCATCCACCCTACATGGTACGACGTACCCTGGGCCTATACCCCAAGACTCAAGGGCCGCCGTTTGCATCCATAATCTTTCTCCGGCCGCCTCCTGCTGTCTTCCCCCACTCCACACCGCCCCCCGCTCGCCCCAGACGACCATCCCCCACACCATGAGCCCCTGACAGCCCCGTTACCCTGATCAGGAACCCCTCATGGCACTCGACCAATACCACCACGGCGTGCGCGTCTCGGAAGTCAACGACGGCACCCGCACCCTGCGCACGATCTCCACCGCGGTGATCGGCATCGTCGCCACCGCCGCCGATGCCGATGCGACCGCCTTCCCCCTCGACCGCCCGGCGCTGGTCACCGATATCACCACCGCCATCGGCCAGGCCGGCAGCAGTGGCACCTTGAAAGGCGCCCTCAGCGCCATCGCCGAGCAGGCGCGGCCGATCGTGGTCGTGGTGCGCGTCGCCGAAGGGGCGGACGCCAGCGAAACCAGCGCCAACGTCATCGGCACCACCACCGACAGCGGCCAGCGCACCGGCCTGCAGGCGCTGATGAGCGCCAAGCAGAAGCTCGGCGTGACCCCGCGCCTGATCGGCTGCCCGGCACTCGACACCCCGGAAGTGACCACCGCCCTGGTGCCGCTGCTGCAATCGCTGCGCGCCTTCGGCTACGCCTACGCCCACGGCTGCGAGACGCTGGCCGACGCCACCGCCTACCGCGACCAGTTCGGCGCCCGCGAGCTGATGCTGATCTGGCCGCAGTTCGAAGCCTTCGATGCCGACACCGCCGCCACCGCCCCGCGCAGCCCGGTGGCCGTGGCACTCGGCCTGCGCGCCAAGCTCGACCAGGAGATCGGCTGGCACAAGACGCTCTCCAACGTGGTCGTCAACGGCGTCACCGGGATCGACCGCGACGTCTTCTGGGATCTGCAGTCCGCCGCCACCGACGCCGGCCTGCTCAACGCCGCCGACGTCACCACCCTGGTCAACCAGGGCGGCTTCCGCTTCTGGGGCTCGCGCACCTGCGCCGGGCCGCAGTCGCTGTTCCCGTTCGAGAACTACACCCGCACCGCGCAGATCCTCGCCGACACCATCGCCGAGGCCCACCTGTGGGCGGTGGACAAGCCGCTGCACGCCTCGCTGGCCCGCGACATCATCGAAGGCATCAACGCCAAGTTCGCCGAGCTCAAGGCGCTGGGCCTGATCATCGACGGCCGCGCCTGGCTCAACGAATCGCTCAACACCCGCGAGAGCCTCAAGGCCGGCAAGCTGCGCATCGACTACGACTACACCCCGGTGCCGCCGCTCGAGGACCTCGGCTTCCAGCAGCGCATCACCGACACCTATCTCGCCGACTTCGCCACCCGTGTCGCCGCGAGCGCCTGAGCGCCGGTTCGGCCCCGAGACCCTTTAGGAGCATTGATCGATGGCACTTCCCAAGAAACTCAAAGCGCTGAACCTGTTCGGCAACGGCGACAGCTACCAGGGCCAGATCCAGTCGGTCACCCTGCCCACCCTCACGCGCAAGATCGAAGAGTGGCGCGGCGGCGGCATGGACGGCAGCGTCGGCATCGACATGGGCATGGACGGCCTGATGACCTGCCAATGGACCGTGGGCGGACTGGTCGAGTCGATCTTCGACAACTTCGGCGCCTCGCGCCTCGACGCCGACCTGCTGCGCATGACCGGCAGCTACGAGCGTGACGACACCGACGAGGTGGTCGCGGTGGAGGTGGTGATGCGCGGCCGCCACACCGAGATCGACTTCGGCGACGCCCAGGATGGCGAGAACACCGAGCACAAGATCACCAGCACCCTGAGCTACTACAAGCTGGTGATCGGTGGCGTGACCAAGATCGAGATCGACCTGCCCAACTACGTGTTCAAGGTCAACGGCGACGACCGCCTGGCCCGCCGCCGCCAGGCGCTGGGTATCTAAGCCGCGCCCCCGTCAGCGGTGGCCTCCCCGCCGCTGACGTCGCCCGACGATCCCTCACCCCACGATCACCACCGAGAGATACCCATGAGCCAAGCCCAGAACGCTGAAAAAACCGCTGATAAGACCGTCGCCGACGGCACCCGCGCCACCATCGCCCTGGACACGCCGATCGTGCGCGGCGAGCAGCGTATCGACGAGATCGTGCTGCGCAAGCCGAGCGCCGGCGAGCTGCGCGGGGTCAACCTGGCCGACGTGCTGCAGATGCAGACCGACGCCCTGATCAAGCTGATTCCGCGGCTCTCCCAGCCCAGCCTGACCGAGCACGAATCGCGCCAGATGGACCCGGCCGACCTGGTCCAGTGCGGCAGCGACATCGCCGGTTTTTTGCTCTCGAAGCGGGCGCGGGGCGAAACCGCCTGACGCGGCGCGGCGCCGCCGAGATCGCGCTGCCGGCCCAGGTGGAAGATGCGATGGCCGACCTGGCCATCGTCTTCCACTGGACCCCCACGGACTGCGCGGACTTCAGCCTGCGCGAACTGATGGAGTGGCGCGAGCGCGCCCGCCAACGCTCATCTGCAGAGGAATCCCATGGCGCGCAACCTCCCCCTCCCGGCGCTGCTCGCCAGCGTCGCTAAGCTCACCGCCCCGCTGACGCGCCTGCGTCGCGAATCGCCGCGTGTTGTCCGTCCGGCGGCATCCGCCGGCGTGCCGGCGGACGCCACCGCCGTCGCTGACCACACCTGGCGGGATAGCGCCCGCCTGCGCGACGCCCTCGACCAG